TGGCTCTGATGTAGTTGTTAAGGCTTTTAATATGGATATTGTAAACCCTATGGTTAGAGTTGGGTATCAAGGTTCAGATGCTGAACCAGAGATGTATTCAAGGGCTGGAGAAATAACTTGCTCTGGATCGATTACTGTTCTTTATGATACAACTTCTGACGGATTCTTAGCAGAGTTCTTAACAAATCCAGCAGCTGGAAGTGGAGCTGGTGAGTCTCCAATTATCTTGTCAGATAACGCAACAGTTGGAGATGGTAATTTTGCTTTTGAAGTTTTACAAGCAGTATTCACAGGACACAATTTAAATATTGAAGGTGCTGAAGAAGGAATGATGCTTGAATTACCTTACGAGGGAACTGCAATAGCAGCTGAAAATCTATTTCGTGTTGATATAGATTAATTAAAATAGGAGAAGAGAAAATGATAATAAAAGCTCTAGGAAAAGAATATAACGTAAAAGAAATAACATACAAAGAGCGTAGAGAACTTCATCGGTTAAATGCTAAAACCTTTTGGGATGGTAAAGTTGATCCAGAAAACTATTATGATATTTTAGAAAAAGTATCTGAGATATCTGGATTAGGTGAAAAAGATTTTAAAGGTTTATCTATGATTGATATAGATCAAGTTCTTCAAGAAGTATTCACCGAATACATGGGATTATCAAAAAAAGAAGATGGGGATTGAGTTTTTTTGTTTGGGCTTCATATTACAAACTTGAACCGATCGAAAGATTTGAAAAGTTTCCGTATAAAGCTCAATCCCCTTTAAGTGTTAAATTAAAGGAATTTAAAAATGAGGCGAATATTTGGGAAGAAGTCGAAGCTATTTCTGAACTTGCTAAGACTTCAAAAACAAGAACTATTGGCCAACTCTTATATGATCTTGTACCTTTATTCGCCTCACCTAATTTCTTTAATAGTAATTGGATGTTCGATATTATGAATGAGTATCATTGGATAAAAAACTGGAATATATCTCCAGGTAATTTAGATGATGTTTCAGCGTTTAGATTGGATTGTTGGACAATTATAGATAATGAAATGAATAAAATAGAAGAAGAAGAAAGAAAAAAGAATGGCCAATCGTAGAATATTTGATTTAATATTTAGAACTAAAGGTTTTGATAAAGCTAAAGGCGAAGCAGATGGTGTTAATACGTCTTTTGATAATTTAGCAAAAACTGCCAAGACAGCTGCAATAGGCTTTGTGTCTTTTCAAACAGCTTTAAAGAGTGTCGAATTAGCAAAATTAGCAGCTAATACAGAAACAGTTCGTAGGTCTTTTGGAAATCTTGCAAAAGAACCAGATAAGATGTTACAAGCTATGAAAAAAGCTACTGCTGGAACTATTTCTGAAATGGAACTAATGCAGAAATTTAATGAAGCATCATTATTAGGATTGCCTTTAGATCGCTTTGATGAGATGCTTAATATTGCTAGGGGTGCAGCCCAATCAACTGGTCAATCAATGGACTTCATGTTAAATTCTATTGTTGTTGCTTTGGGAAGAGGTTCAAAATTAATGCTAGATAATCTTGGCATTATGATTGACGTACAATCTGCAAACGAAAAATATGCAGAATCTTTAGGAAAAACAGCAGATAAATTAACAGACGTAGAAAAGAAACAAGCGTTTGTTAATGAAGCGTTAAGATTAGGTAACGACAATCTTGAAAGATCAGGTGGAGTTATTGATTCCAACATAGATAAATTTGGAAAATTCAACGCATCTATTGAAGATTTATCTGCTAGGATAGGAAGAGAATTTTTGCCAATCGTTGTTTCATTAGCTGAAAAAGCAACAGATTTTATGGATGCCTTTGATCCTAAAAGATTGCAAGATACAGCAGTTAGCATTGGAATTGTAACAACTGCTTTAGGAATATATACAGCAGCTCAAACTTCTGCAAATGTTGCAGCTATGGCATTTTCAAAAGCCTTACCTGTTCTTGTATTTACAACTATCGTTGCTGGTATTTCTGAAGTCGTAAAAGAAATGAGGACAATTCAAGAAGCAGCAAATAATGCAAGTCAAAAAGTTGGATTATTATTTGTTGGAGATAATTCTGCTTTTGGTGAAGCTAATAATATAATTGAAAATAATGCTGATTTATCAAAAATGTCAGCAGAAAAACTTGGAGAGCTAGGCAATCAATTTGCAGAATTAGCAGTTGATACCTCGCAAACAATAGAGGTTCAAGATTTATTTGCTGAAGCAACTGCAAAAGTTGCTGATGAATTAGAAAAGAGAGCCGAAGCTGGTAATTTAGTTGTTAAGAGTAATTTGTCTTGGAAACAAAGTGTCATAGATTTATTTGCTGGAGATGAAACAGAAAAAGCATATATAGAATCACTAAAAGGCTCTTACGCTGAATTTATTGATCAACAATTTCTTCAGCTTGAAAATAAAGAAAAAGAAGATGCTTTTATTACAAGATTCACTAAAGCATATCCTGAACAGGCTAAAGCATTAGGTTTATTAACATCTGCACAAAAAAAACAAGCAGCTTCGATGAAGGATAATGTTCAATTAGCAACTGCTTTTGGTCAAGCATTAGGGAATGCTTTTGATCCAGAACAGTCTGGGGCAGAGGCTTTTCAAGGTTTTATAATTAATGTAATAACTGCTTTGCAAGGTGTTATTTTAGCAAGTAAAGCTGTAAGTGAAGCATTGACCACAACTTTTATCCCTGGTTTAGGTGTAGCTGGTGCGATAGCAGCGTTAATTGCTTTAGAAGCTGCTAAAGCTGGAGTACGATCCGTAAAATTTGCACAATTTGGAATGGATGAAATGGTGTCTCAGCCAACATTAATTAT